GTTGAACTTGCCCGCCAATCCGCTGATTTCTTCGCTGGCGGTTTTGAAGTTCAGGTTGTTGACGACCCGGCTGATCTGCTCGATGCCGGAGGTCGCGTCGATCGCACCGGCTTTCAGTTTCGTCAGCGCGTCGAAGGCGAAGTAGACGGCGCTCCCGGCGACGAGCCAGCCACCGAACTTGCCGATCGTGGAGCCGACCTGATAGCCCAGCTCGCGAAGGGTGACCTCGCCGCGCTGAGCTGCCGTGATGAACTCGGTGGTGAGCGCGCCGTGGCGGTGCATGGCCGTCGAGGCCAGGTTCTGCTCCTGGGCGAGTTTGGAGACCGAGAGCCGATAGCTGTCGGCCTGGACGCGAGCGGCCTGGAGTTTCTGGCCCTCCTGGTCAAGAGAGGAACCGATCTGCGTCGGCGGCGGGGCGCCCGTCCGCATCGGGAGCTGGGGGAAGCCGCCCTCGGGAGGCAGCTTGCCGCCGGGCGGGATGATCGGCGGTCCGCCGCCAGAGGCCCCGCCGTAGCCGAACTGGTTGAAGGTTCGGCGCCCGCCCGCGTAGGCGCCGTACTGGCTGGCGTTGCGGTAGGCAGCGGCCTGAGCGTCCATCGAGGCGGTGCCCTGGGCGCGGGTCTGGTTGAGCCGGGCCTGGATCGCCTCCTCGTTCGTGAGCGCCTGCACACGGGTCTCGGCGCCCTGAGTGACCCTCGTCCCCGCTGCGCCCTCCTCAGCGACGCCAGCGCGGCCTCCTACGCGCCCTGCGAGGCGTTGCTGGGCAGCGGCGTCCTGCTCGATCTGGGCGCCGAGAGCGCGAGCCTCCGCGTTGGCTCGCTGGACTGCCGCCAGCGCCGCCTGGGCCTGCTGGTTGAACTCGCGGATACGGGGATCGACGGCAGCCATCTCAGCCCGCTACGAGCATCCCTGCCGCATCGTTATTGACGGGTTCCTCGATCTCGGCGGCACTGCCGTCACCATCGACGCTGTATTTCTCTTTGCGCCGTTCCTCGACCCACTCGAAGTGAGCCTTGAGCAGCTTCGGCTCCAGCCAGATCGACTTGGGCGGGCGCTCGTCCTTTTCCAGCTCATCGAAGCTGAGGAAGACCATCGCCTGGCGGATCGCGTCGAACCAGGGGTACGGGATTTCCCGCAAGTCGGTGATGCCGGGTGGGTAAAGCTCGGACACCGTGCCGAAGTCGCGGGCGATCCGCACGGTGTCGAGCCAGGCTTCATCCGTTAGCAGCTTCTTGAAGCGACCTCCCGGCAGCGGCCTCGATCTCACGAAATGCGTCCTGAAGGGCGCCGATGATCTCTGGGGCTGCCCCCATGAGATGGTCGATCGACCCATAGACGCGTTCCGAAGGCATACCGGGCTTGTCGGGTGACTTGGGCTTGAGGGTGCCGATGAACCACTCCCACTGCGAGTAGGCTTGCTCACCGGCTTCGCGCCCCAACACTTGGATGCGCTGCTCGCGAATCTGCTCGATCAGCTCCTCGACTGGCGTGTCCTGGAGGCTGGTTTTGAGCGGCTCCTGGATCAAGTCGCGCTGGGCGTTGACCGCGTCGGAGTAGGCCGCGATGTGCTTCTGGAGCTGCTCGAACTCCTCCTCGGGGCGCTCCTCCTCGGGCTTGGCTTCCAGCGCGCGCAGGCGCTCGCGATCGTCTTCGACCGTCTTGAAATCCTCGTTCTCCTCGACCACGTCGCGCATCGCCTGGTAGTGGTCGGTGAGGAAGTCGGCGTTGACGATCTGCTCGATCATCGCGTCGCGGTCGTTGGCGCGCGCGAACTCCTCCAGCTCGGTGTCGAGGATCACCCGGCTGTCGGACTCCTCATCGCGCAGGGTCCGCAGCTTGCGGGCGGTCGCGGCTTCGGACTTTTCGCGCAGGGAGCTGGCCTGGAACTGGTTCGGGAGCCGAATCCAGGCATGGAAGTGAGCCGGGTTCTGGCACTGGCCGTTCTCTCCGTCCTCGCATTGCTCGGCACCGGGGCCGACGTGGACGTAGCGGCTGAACTCGAACATCCGACTGGAGTCGCGAGTTTCCGCCGGTGTCCCCTCCGGCCCGTTGCCCTCGCCGGGCGCATCGGTCGGCGGGACCTCCGGAGCCTCCGGGGTCACTGTGGAATCGGTTGGTTGCGTTGCTGCCTCCATGCTGCTCCTCCTTCGTGCTTCGCTTTGCTTTTGCCTGCTCCAACAAGGAGCGCCGAGTCCGTTATGCGCGGCCGGTCTTTCAGGCCGCTATGTCACTGCAAGGTCGTTACTGCGACTTCACCTCTGCGAAGGTGCCGCTGAGCGAGCTGAAGCTGACCGCGAAGTCGGTCGCCGTGTTGACCTGAGCCGGTGTGCCCGGGGGCTGGAACTTCGCGTCTTCCACCAGCAGGGTCTTGATCGTTTCGGCGGTGTTCTTCGGGTTTTTGATCTTGATTTCGACTTTGACCGTCTTGTTGTTGAACCACCCGAAGACCTCTTTGCGCGACACGCCGGTCACTTTTTCCAGCACGTCGAAGAAGGCGTTCTTGTCCTTCGATCGCAGGGTGACGGTGCCGTTGCAGTCGGTGCCGTTGTTGACCCGGCCGACGATGTCTTCCGTCCCCAGCTCTCGTTCCACTTCGCCTTCGACGGTGGCTTCGAGAGTCGCCTGCTGGATGCCGCCGATCCGAACCCCGTTGATCAGGAATTCGATGTTGCGGCCCCGGACGGCGCCCGGCTTGACCAGGGTCGAAGCGTGGACCGTCTGCGGGTAGGAGTGGGCTGCCGAGGTGAAGTAGCAGACGCGGATGTCGGCGCCGACTGCGGGAGCCACGGTGAAGGTGACGGTCGCCACGGCGCCGGGGGCTTCCGCGCCGCCCGTGACCGTGTAGTCCACGCCTTCGGTCATCAGTTCCCCGTTGACGAGGACGCCGAAGACCGTGCGGAAGGATGCCCCTTCGGCTCCGCCCTTGCGGCTCCAGACGGCTACCTCCGGCGTGAGGAAGACTTTCGTCGCGCCGTTGGCGATGTAGCTCGTCTCGACCGGCGTGCCCTCGAAGTAGTAGAAGGCACCCCCGCCCAGTTCCACCGAAATCTGAGCGTTGTCGGTGACTCCGAAGCTGTAGGAGATTTTCGTCGGGTAGTAGCCGGGGATGAGGTGCCCGGCCTGGACCACCCCGGCGGACCCGGTGTTGGGGTCCTTCCACGGGGAGGGGATGTTGACGAACTTGCAGTCGAGCCAGTTGTACTGCGTCCCGGCGGGGTCGGTGGCACCCGGCGCTGCGGCGGAGGCCGCGCTGCCAGCGGGTTTACCCGTGAGCCACGCCATGATGTCGGTCGTGACATCGAGGCTGTTCATGGAGAAGGTGAAGTCCGGCTCCTGCGGGACCTTGTCCACGACCTGCCGGTTGCCGACCTCGCGCACGGTCTCGACCGGGAGGTTGACGTTCCCGAGTCCGGCCTGCTGGATGCGGTCGATGACGTTCTGACCGCTGAGGTGAAGGATGCTGCCCGCGCGAATGGCCATTTAAGTTCGTACCCCCTCGCGACTCGGCGGAGCGCTGTCGGGGTAAACCCGGTCCTTGATGTCTCGCGCGTGGCCGTTCATCGCATCGTCTCCAAGTTCGATTAGGTCCACAACGTCCGTCGCCAGTGCATTGAACTTCCGCCGTGCTACTCCCTTGATCTTGTCCGCTGCCTCCTTCGAGATCAGCGGCTCGATCTGCTCCTCGAATTCATCGAGGAACTGGGCCATGTATCGACCCTTACGTTTGTGGACATACTCAGCTCGATCCATGCCTGTTCAAACCTTGCCTTGCACTCTTAATATACGAGCGCTATCGCACTACACGCCGGACAGCATCGAGCGTCGCAGAAGCCCCGGCTGTTATCGCCGCCAGCTCGGTGATCCCGCCGGAAACGGCATTCCCAAGCTGTCTCTGGCGGAAAACCTCGGCCAGCGTGGCGCCCTCACGCAGGAACGCCTTCTCGGGGATCGGGTTCTCTACGATCATCTGCGGGCCACCCTGAGTAACTTCGAAGATCGGGTGTGTGCGTGAAGGCGCTTCACCGGCAGCCGATTCACCGGGCTGGAAGAAGCCGTAGAGAGTCTTGCCGACGAGGTGTGAGGAGCCGAACTCCTGGGCGCGCCAGTAGGCCCTGCCCTGAGCGTCGGCTACCTGATTGAGGTCCGTGAGGTCTCCGATCCCGACGCCGCCGCCGGGAAGGACGGTGGGCAGCGCCCGGCAGGTAATCGCATCGCGCAGCCGCCGATGAACCCCGCCGCCACCGGGCGGATCAGGGCGCTTCTGGGTCGCGTTGACGCGGCCGACGATCAGGGCTTCGGCCTCCCTCGCGGCGAGGATCGCAGCCGCCTCGACATCGGCGCCGACCTGGCTGATCACCAGGCTGATCGCCGAGGCCCGCGCTTTGCCCTCGGCCGCGATCGGATGCTTGAGGGCTTCTTTGCGCGCCTCCTCCAGGAGCAGGAAGGCGTCGATCAGCAGCGGCTCGGGAGGGAGGATCGTGAAGTAGTCGTTGCCATCGCCGCCGCCGACTTCGAAAGGCCCGGCATAGGGGTCGCCGGTCATTGCCTACACCAGGACCATGTACTCGTCTTCGAGGCGCAAGTGAATGGTCCAGATGAATTTCTGCCATGGCGCCGGTTTCGGGATCGGCTGATGCTCGCCCGAGCAGGAGATCACCGGCAGCGCGTCGAACACCGGCTCCCCAGGCTCGCCGATGTCCTTGAGCGGCACGGCACGGTCTTCCTCGAAGGCAGTCTGGATCGCGTTCTTGAGGTTGCGCCCCCAGGTCGCGTTGGTGGCGACGATGAACATCTCGATCGTGATCAGCTTGCGGACCAGCGTCGAGCCGCACTCGGCCTCGCGCCCGCCGTCATCGAAGTTGAAGCCGATCGCCACGTAGTTCTTGTCGAGGCCCTTGGCGAAGCGCTCGCCGTCGAAGGACTCGATGATTTCGACCAGGGAAGCCGGGTAGCCCTGGACGCCGAAAAGCTGGTCGGCGAGGTAATCCTGCACCGATTGCTCGACCTTGTCCTCGCGCTGAATCATGGTCCTGGCAGCCCTCCTTCCTTCTGTTGGGCGTGAATGATGACCCGGTCGGCGGCGTCCGGCCCGATGCCGTCGAGGTCGGATTGCACGATTTCCCAGGTCTCATCATAAATCCCAACTAGAGTCGCATCTTCTAGTTTGTTGTCATCCCAGGAAGTGCGGCTGACTACCACGACCGCTTTGCCCTCCTCGATTTCGCCGATCGCGGCCGAGATCACTTCGTCGGCGCGGAGGTTGGCGCCGGGCAGGACGACGATCGCCCGGACCGCCGCCGAGGCGTATCCCGAGGCCAGCGGCTGGATCACCGGGTCATACGGAGTCCCTGTCTGTGGGTCCAGCGGCGTCCCTGGGGGCCACGTCGTCGGCGTCGGCGTGAAGAAGGGCACGTCGCGGCCGAGCGCAGCCCTGAGCTTGACGCTGGCCTCGCGGAAGCCGTCGAGGTCGGGTTCCATTTACGGCCCCAGCGGTGGGTCGAACTCCTGGCCCGAGGGCAGGTAGCCCCCCGTGGACAGGTACGGCTCGATCAGCAGGTCGGTATAGGCGTCGCGGACGTTGAGGGTGTTGACCCAGTCCTCGGCGATCACGTTCTGCGCGCTCAGCAGTTCGATCGCTTTGTCGCGCTGGGCGCGGAGGTCCTTCACCCGCTCCGCCAACGCCGAAGCCGAGATCGCCCAGCTCCACTCGCGGTCGGCCTCTTTGGTCGTCTCCGAGGTCTTCAGCCCCGAGAGGCTGTTGTAGAAGAGGGTCAGGGCGCCCTGACATGTGATCACCGTGATCTCCGGCTCGGTCAGCGGTTCGCTTGTCTTCCACACGATCGGTGCCATGTAGACGGGATCGCGTTCGACCACGTCGAGCGTTTTGCCGAAGGCGGAGCTGGAGAAGAAGATCACTTCGGCAATCGCGTCGGCGATCACGTTGGTGACCTGCGTGTCGTCCAGCGTCGAAGACACTGACGCCGAGCTGGTGGCCTGCGGCCCGTCGAGCGCCCGCCGCATTCGCGGGATCATCACTCGAATGTCGGTGAGGTCAGTGACCGGCGTCATCGAACCTCATTCTCCCGCGTCGCTAGGACGAAGGAACTGCCTCCGGCGTGCCGACCTCCTCGTTCGCCGCACGACTGCCCTGGGCGGCGTCGCCCTGGGCCTGCTTCGGCGCGGCGGTCTCCTCGGGGGCCTGACGGGCCTGGGAAGGTTTCGGCTCGGGAGCGGGCGGCTTGGGCGCCGTGGCGGCTGCCTGACCGGCCTCCAAGCGCGCGGCCTCCTCTTTGGCCTGATCCTCGTCTTCGACCTGTTTCACCTTGGCTGCCTCCTCGGCGCGCTGGCGCTGCTCCTGGGCCTCTGGCGACTCCTGAGCATCGCCGATCGGACGCCGGTTCTTCACGTCCTCCGGGTTGGTGATCTTGGTCAGGTGCCCGTTGACGAAGGGGTTGTCCTCGTCGCGTTGGTGCGAGTTGGCCGTGGCGATCTGATCCTCCTCGGAGAGCCATATCGTTTCGTCGGGGTGAAGGGGAAGGCCGACCTCTTTGCCACCGGGTTCGATCGTGACGACCCCGATGATTCCGCCGCTGTCGTTTCGGAACTCCGTCTTGGGCTGTGCCATGTGAACTCCTCCTTGCTGTGCTTTTCCGCGACCGTGGGAACCGACCCCACAACCGTAGCGGCGCGACCAGACGATCGCGCCGCGCTAGGCTCCGATTAGGTGAGGACGAGGCGACCGATCCGGCCACGGGAAGCCCCGTAGAGGAGCATCCCGGCGTCGCGCCCCGTCTCCCAGCGACGGAAGAAGGAGGGCAGCGGGAGCTGCTGAACCTTCGCCGTGTCACCGAAGAATGTGAGGCGTCCCGCCCGTTTGCCGACCAACCAGAGTTCGTTGTTCGGCAGGACGTACTTGCCGGAGAAGTCCTGGAAGTTCTCGACCTGGACGACGGCGTAGCCCTTGTACTGGCCGATCTGGCCGGTGTTGAAGATTTTTTCCGCGACCTGGAGGCCGAAGGTGAGTCCGACGCTCGCCAGCTTGCGGACGGCGGTCCGCGTGCCGAGGATCGTCACGTCCCCATCGGCCCGGAGGGCGACTTCCTCGACCACCGAATCGACCTGAGCGGCCGTCAAGGTCGAGGCAGCGAAGGTCCCGAAGAACGAGCCTCCCTGGATCGCGGCCTGGACCAGTTCGATCAGTCGAGTGATCGGGAGCTGGCGGAGCTTCTCCTGGGCCTGGCCGACGAGCTTGTCGAAGGTGCCCCAGAAGTCGGTCGCGATCTCGTCCTGGTGGAAGTCGATCGCCGTGACCATCTCCTCGCGGGGCATGACGGTACGCTCGTACCGGATCACGTCCGAGAGAATCTGGCCACCTTTGCCCTGCCAGTAGGCGCGCATCCCGCGCAGGTCCTCGTCCACGTAGTCCGGCTCGGCAAGGCCGACCGTCTTCGTTTCGATGATCTGGGGGGTGATGTCCTCCAGCATCGCGTCCGTCCATGCGATGTTGAGGAGGTCGAAGGCCAGCTCCTCCAGCTCCATCGGATGACGAGCGAAGTGCGCCCCGAGGTCGGGTCCGCATTCGCGCTTGAGCTGATCGCGTTTTGCGGTGTCCTCCTCGGCCTGAACCCGGCGAAGTGTGTCGAAAATCAGGGCGTCCATCGTTCTCCTTATCCGATCCTTTGACCTTAGAACTGACCCCGAAGGCTCCGTACCGTCAGGATGCCCTCGTTTAGCGCGTTGACCGCTCGGAACTCCATGACCTCGAAGACCGAGTCGATGTCGGCCGTGGCGTTCTTCGCCCACGAACCTTCACCGGCAGGCTTGCCTACGGGCCGCGCGCCCGCCGCCGCCCAGCCGACCAGATCGCCGGGCACGTAGGCTTCCGGCGCGATCAGCGTCAGGTGGAAGACGCCGCTGTAGTAGGCGTGAATGTAGCTGCCGTCCGGGATCGTCTGGTTCCGAATCTCGTTCGGACCCAGAGCGGTCGGACCCGTGTTGGGATCGGGCACGTCCACCGGACGAAGGGCGATCGCAAGCTGCGTGATCGGGTCGGAAGATTTGGCCTGGCGCATGTAGAGCTTGCCGCCGGAAGAGGTGGGCACGACGGCGACGCCCGGGATCAGCGCACCCGAGGCGTAACGGTTCGACCAATGCTCGCCGGGGAAGGCCACCGTGACGTTCGGCAGCTTGCCGACGCCAGTGAGCGGATACGGGCCGGTGGTCTGACCTGTGATGGGAGTCATCTCTGCGTTATCTCCTTGTATCCGTTCTTGGTGTTACTCGGTCGTGGCTCCGGCGGGCGCCTTCGGCTGCTCCCGCTTCGGGATCAGACCCCGCATGACGCCCTGGCGGGACTCCGGCGACGGCTCCGTGCCATCGGCGTTGTTGCCGCCACCGCCGCCCGCGTTGGCCCGCGCGATCTCCTCCTTGGAGAACTCGCTGCCCTTCGCGGCCTTTGCGGCCTTTTCCTCGGGAGTTTCCTCGGTGCCGCCCTCGTCGCGCTTCACCTCGGTGGTCTCCTCAAGCTCTTTCAGGCGGGCCTCCCAGTCCTCCTCGGACATGGTCCGCGCCTGATCGTTGACCCGCTCGCGGGTGAACTCGCCGAGCTTCGCGGTGAAGCCCTTGCCGAGTTTCCCGATGCGCGTCTTCGCGAGGTCGTCCTTGGCCTTGTCCTCCTCGGCCTCGGTGACCTTCTTCTCCGCCTCGTCGGCGCGCTCTTTCTCTTTTTTGGCCTCGGTCTCCAGCTCCTCGACCTTCTTCTCGGCCTCCGCCTTGGCGGTCTCAGCCTTGTCGGCACGGTCCTTCTCAGCGGCGAGTTCCTCTGGCGAGGGACGCTTCTGGAGCGATGCGTACTCGTCCTTGCTGATCTCGATCGTGTCCATTGAAGTCTTTCTCCTTGGCCTTGAGTCGTGTTGCGCCTTGTAGTGAAACTCCGCTACCTCGTCCTGGAAGACCTCCAGGTGGGCCTCGTCATAAGCCCCCTTCGCTCCACGACTTCCGAATATCAACCCGGTGCCTGTGAAGACGACATCTCCTAATATACGAGCGCCCTGTCCTTCCGACTCGCGCATGTGTGAACACCAGTTTTTGCGCTCTGCACCTTCGGGGAGCTTCGCGAAGGTTTCTCCGCACTCCGCACAGGTGTACCAGGGGGACCGACACTCCATCGATTGCATGAGCGATCCCTCGGCGTAGTTGTGCGCAACCTCCTCGCAGACCTCGGGGAATCGGTGCTGCCAGAGCGCCATCGCCGTCTCGATCTTCGACCGAGGGACATTGTCTTTCTCGGGCACCTTCAGGGTCGTGTCGGCGATCAGGCCAACGGCAGTTCGAGGATCGTGCATGACCGTCACCGGCATGAACATCGGCGTCAGCGACTTGATCGCGATCTCCCCGGCGGTCCAGACGTGGCCGTTGCTGTTGGCCTTTTCGGACTCGACGTAGTTGCCTCGCAGCCACATCAGGTTCTCGTTCGGCGCCGACTTCTTCAACTGCTCGGCGAAGGCGAACAGCTCGATCTCGCCGTCGCCTGGAGTGATAGGGGCGACCGGAGCAACGAGGAAGAAGCTCTGGCCGCGCTCGAAAACCTGCGGGTCCATGTGCTTCTAATCTACGAGCGCCGTGCGAGCTAGTCCTTTTGCTGCTCCGCTGCTGAGGCCCGTTTGACCGCATCCTTCACGATCTGATCGACCTTCGAGAAGTCGGGGGCGTAGAGGATGAACGGGTTGTTCGCATCCGTCATCGCCTCCTCTCCAATCAAATCGCCATGCTCGTTGTAGCGCCCACCGACCAGAACGCACCCGACGATCTTTAGAGGTTTGAATTCGGCCTCGGAGGGCTTCTTCGGTTTGCGGGGGGCGCGTTTCTTGGATGGTTTCTTGGGGACGCTCATTCGGCCTTTCCTATTCCGTGATGCCAATATTTTTAAGGGCTGTGCGGATCGCGTTGACCTTTTCTTTGAGGGAGGCCAGGGTTTCGGCAGGTTCTGCGATTGCGGCGGCGCGTGTGGTCGGGGCGACGCCGTAGAAAGAGAGTCCGCCTTCAGTCACGGTGATCTTGTGGGTTTTGCCGACCGCTCCGATGCGAAATGCCTTGCCAGCGGTGAACTCGACGCCAGAGTCCCCGGCAGCCGATCCGGCGAAGAAGTCTTCTGCGGCCCCGCCTATGAACATTCGGTTGGAACCCACCGAGTTGCGCACCATGACGGTGTACTTCTGCGCGGCTGTGATCGAACCGAAGACGGCGATCGGGTCACGTCCGGCTTCGTCGTTCATCACCTCAAGCAGGGCGTTTGCGGTGCCAAGTTCGGCATGGCCGACCAGGATTGCGCCAGCCCCAGGGCTTTTGACCCTGATCGCGGCTTTGGACTTGGTGCCAACGATGTCGATCCCGAATTCAGATTCCCCGTTGTCGCGCAAGGTCGCTTCGCTGATCGGACCACCGTTCTGGAGCGGCACACCAATCCCAACCTTGAACTTGCGTGAGAAGGGGTTGCCGATGTTGATCGCAGCGCCAGAGTCAGCAGTCCCCGTCGCGACGATCCAAACACCGATCGTGCTGGATGCGCCAGCCGTAGCGTAGGTCCCGGTTTCACCCCGGTTGTGAGCGGCAACCTGTATCCCGGTCAGATCGCAGGTACTCACGTCTCGGCGGGCCGTAAAGTTACCCCCGATCGCGGTGGCTTTTGCGCTCGCACCCCCGGTGCCATAGACGCCGCAAGCGTCGGGGTTGGTGCCCGCGCCTTCTTCGTTGGAGGCATTCTTGGCGCCACCGTAGACGCCCACGGTCTGGGTCTGACTCGCAGCCAGTCCCTCGGAGATACCCATGAGGGCCGCGACCTGATCGGCCCCGTCAGTCCCAGCCCCTCCCGCAGCTTCGATGGCAGCGATCGTCAGTGCCTCTTTACGGCTGGCCTTGAGGGTCGGACCTACGATTTCGATCGGGCTGGCGCTGGTCCCGTCCTTGATCACTGCCTTGTGTGGAGCGACCGTACTGGCATACATGAGGACATCGTCCCCAGCCGACCAGTTAGTGCCGTTGTTGACGATTTTGAGTCCGGTGTCGCCCGACCCAGCCTCGATCGCCTCCATCCGCGTCTCATGGTCAACGAAGACTTGGAGGGCCTTGCGGTCGATGCACCACTGGTTGTCGGTGAGGTCGGTCAGGACGCTCATTGTCACTCCTCCGGTTCCGGCTCGGGCACTTCGGGCCGCTTCATTTTGTACCCCCACCGTAGGACGAGGTCCTCGGCCATCAGCTCCGTGAACTCCGGCGAGCGGAAGCAGAACATCTTCGCGACCAGGGCCTTGTCGCCGACTCGCTCGCCGATCAGCATCGAGAGGCCCTCGCGGAGGCGAACCGCTTTCACGCCGGTCACCTCGAAAGTCGGGTTGACTGGCACGTACAACACGGCGCCGCGCTGGATGACCTCCTCGTCAGCAAGCTCCAGGGCCTCGTACTCAGTACGGGTGACCCTGCCGATGTCGCGGTTCTCGTACTGGTCGAGGATCGCGTAGGTGGACTCGCCCATCCGGACGACCATGTCCAGCTCCTCCTCGAACCAGGCTTTGATCGTCTCGCCGGGGTTGCGCTGGATGACCTGCCTCGGTCGTTCCGGCCCGGCCGGGGGCGTGCCCGGCGGTTTGTCGGGGCTGCCCGGCGGTCGGCCGGGGCCATTGTCCTGGGGACCGCCGGGTCCGGAGAACGGCACGGCGGCGGGCTGGAGGACCTCATCGGCGCCGGAGGCAAGCTCCAACTTCCGTTGATCGACAGCGGCATCGAAGTCGAACCCGGCGTACTCGACCGCCCACTTGCGCGGGATGTCGCCTCGGTCCCTGAGCTTGAGCATGTAGTCGGTGAAGAACTCGGTCCCCTGGAGGACGATCTTCGGGAAGGCGATGCACGCCGCCTCCTTGAAGACGTTGGGGTTGCGCTTGACGATTTCGGGATAGATCAGGTCCTCGATGTGGTCTTTGATCATCTGTCGATCGGCGGTGACCACCCGGGCCTTGATCTCCAGCTCCGGGTCCATGCCCGAGCGAGCGACCTGCTCCTGGGCGTTCTCGGAGACGCGCAGCATCGCCTGGACGATCTTGCGGCCGAGGAGCCTGCGCTTCTCCGGCGCCAGCAGGGCCTCCATTTTCGGGGTGATGACCTCGAAGGAGAGCCGGTGGTCGCCGACGATGACGCCGGTCTTCGACGCCGTGCGGACGACGTTCTGGAGATTGATGATCTCCTCTTTCACTGCCGGGCGCTGGTCGCTGCCCTTTTTGGCGACGACGATGAAGTTCGAGCCGCCCTGGAGCAGCGCGTAGTCCATGATGTTGAGGAGCCGCTTGGCCTCCAGCAGGGAGAAGTCGCGGGTGAGCAGCGGGCGCGGGTACTTCCACTGGCCCTTGGCGAAGGTCGTGCGGTGGACCATCTTTTCGTTGAGGAAGAAGCAGTCGATCCCGCCATAGCGGCTGCCGTAGACCTGGATGTCGTCGCGGATCAGCGCGTCGGGGACCTTGCCGGTGAAGAGGTTGGCCGAGACTCGGTCTTCCTGGCCCATCTTCGCTTTCACCGCTGGCGGGGTGATCGGATCGAAGAACTTGTTCAGCCACATCCGCAATTTGTCGGTGTCGGGGATGTAAGCCAACTGCCCCGTCCGGAACATATCGTTCCCGATCACGCGAACATTCTCGGCGTGCAGTATTCCTATCAGGGGGATGGCGAGACTTTTACTAAGGCGCCGTTCACTTCCCTGGAGGGTGTAATCAACCTTTTCCCGGGTGAAAAGGATCGCAGTGTTCATCTGCGAGGTGATCAGCAGCTCCCGGTACATCTCCTGGAAGGCCATCCCCAGGGCCATCCGGTTCGCTTTCGACATCTCGCAGAACAGCTCGACCGTCGCCTCATCATCGCCCTGATGCTGGAAGCCCTCACCGAAGGCGATGGCCGTCAGCTCGCCGATCACGGCCGCGACATCGTCGTCGCGCTCAGCTAGCGATCGCGCCAGCTTCATCTCCTCGATCACATTCGCCGGGGTCTGGTATTTGCGCCGGGCCAGCAGCGACCCCTCGGCGGCGTAGGTCTGGAAGGTGGTCCTTTCGATGCCGCTCATCGAGGCATGCTCCACGAACATGTCTTCGACGGCTTGCTGAACGATCTCGTCGGGAGCCTCGGTGCGGTTGTCGATCACCACGCGGTCGGGCACCGGCTCGTTGGGAACCGGCGACTCAACACCGTCCGGCAGGATGATCTCGGTCACACCATTAATCTACGAGGAGAGCCGGATAAGACAGCGGGCGCCGGGCGATTAGATAGCGAAGCGACGGCGTTAGGGTCGGCGATCAGCCCGGGTAGCGCTCTGT